TACAGGCACGATGTCTTCTTTCACAATTAAAGAAGGTAATGGTACAGAGAGTACTGCCGTAACTAACGGTGAGACACTCACTATGGCTCAAGGTACTGGTATGCAAGTGGAGATGACATCTGCATCAAGCGGAGGCACTCTCACATTTACCAACACTTCTCCTAATGTTGTTCAGACCACAGTATCAGGTAATGCGGGAACGTGTACGACTGCGGCTAAGTCTACCTTACTTAAAGTCAATGGTTATAACGGCACCACTAATATGAGATTGTTAGGTTCTCACCAAACTGGTGCTAGCTCTAATGTGTATTCAACCTCTGCAATTTATATGGAATGTGATACTAATAAAGTGTATGCGACAGACTTTGTTGTATCTTCTGATATTAACTTAAAGTCTAATGTTATTTACACTTCTACTGAGTTCTCAATGAATATTGTCTCTCAGTTAGAAGCAGTGACGCACGGATGGAAGGAACGGCCTGATGACTCCCAAGAGTTTGATGGATTTATCGCTCAAGATGTGCAGAAGGTAAGACCTGATCTGGTATCTACTAACAGGCTTGATGGTTCTCTAGCGGTCAACTACCAAAAGGTAGTCCCATTAACAGTCGGGGCTATACAGCATTTAGAAAAAGAAAACGATGAGTTGAAGGCACGCCTTACTAAACTTGAAGCTCTTGTTGAGGGTTTACTTTAATGGCTGTATCAACCCCCGCTAGATTAACATCTGTAATAGCAGAGTTTGGGTTAGGTAATAATCTGAAAGCCTACACTGACGCTGATAGCGGAGGAAAGACTGGGTTAGGTTTGGCCCAATTTGCAGGGGCAACAGTTCCTGCCCCATCATGGTCAATGGGTAACTTCACAAGCCAAAGTAATAAAACACGTAATAGCTACTACTACTCTAACACATTAACAGCCACAGTAACTAATGGTCCTATTACATTAACTGCGGGAGGTACCTCAACTTACAAACGCTTCCGAGTGAATGGTGGGTCGTTAGTAACTTCGGCCTCTCTAGCAACTGGTACTAGCACACTACGTATGCGTATAAGGGCAAGTAGTTCTTATAGTAGTACGAAAACGGGTACTATAGCAGGTACGGGCAACACCTCCTCATTCTCTGTGACTACAGGTGGCGGTGGCGGTGGCGGTGGCGGGACTACTTCTTGTTTATCTGTGAATACACCTATTATGGTCGGTGGCATTGAGACAACAATAGGCAACCTCGTGGCAGGTAATCAGGTAACCTCGTTCAATACGCCAACAATGATTGATGAGACTGACCCGACTTGGGAAACTTGGACAGAAGATGATATCTCAGACGGTGGTAACGAAATCACAAACGTCATCAGAGCAGATGCCTTCCTTGTCGGTGCTTACATACGCATCAACGGACAAGTTGAGTGTACAGAGCCACATCCATTCTTAGCCCAACGTGATGGATTATGGCAGTGGATTAGAGCAGGTGTTCTAGAAGTTGGTGACAATCTCTATGGACAGGATGGTTCTGCTATTCCTGTGACTAACATTGAGAACATCACTGGACAACTAGAAGTTATGGATGTCGGTGCTGAAACTGTGGATAACTACTTCGCAGGTAAGATCGATGGCGTTTATATTCTTAACCATAACAAATAATAGGAGTACTAATGTATGCTTTACTGCACTGGTGCACCTAAGTCTGGGACACACCTATTACTGAAGGCAGTTGAACTCTTCGGAGTTGAAGCCCACCATAGTCATATGGACTTTACAAAACCTTGGGATGCTGATGATACTCATATACAGATCATTCGTAATCCAAGGAATACAGTTATAAGTTGGGTACGCTTTATGAAGCTTCCCAGAAACAATGAGACTATTATAGGCAGTATAAGTTATATGCTAAAAAGGATGGAAGGTCACTTCGGATGTATAGCACATCCTCAATGGTACACTGTCAGGTTTGAAGAACTATTGGCTGATCCAAATGTTATTGAGGGTATTGCAAAGCACATAGACCTGCCTCTTGCAGAGGGTCACTTCCAAAGTTTATGGGGCGATACTAGGACATTCACCAATGACTTAACTAGGTGGAAGGACTTCTGGAATGATGAAGTTAATGCTGCCTGGATTGATAAAGGCGGTATTGAAATTGAAGAGAAGATGAACTACTTTAATATGTATAAGGAATAGATAAATGGCAGGCCAACGTATTACTGAAGGAGGTCATCTACGAATATCTGAAGGTAATCTCATTCGGATTACTGAAGACTTCGCAAGGGAGTGGTTGTTAACATCTGCTTCCGTATCACTGTCTACAACAGCTACGACAACTATAACAGCTGCAGATGTTATCCTGGTAGCTGGGAGTCCTTCTCTAAGTACGGGATCTACTAATACAGTCGTCATAATCGACTTTGATAAAGACACGGTGGCTGTACCAGCTGAGTTAGTTACTTCAAAGACTAACACCACTGTTATAATTGATGTTGATACAGTCGTTGCAGCAACTAATGGTGCATTAAACCTATCTCTTACTGATACCTCAATAGTTATTGTAAAGGATGTGGAACTTACTGCAATACCTGGGCACCTGGAATTAGATACTTTACCTGCGGTTACCTTTGTAGATAAGACATTACTTGAAAGAGACTCAAGACTTTATAGTGTTTACTTACTAAGTGCAATAGACGTTACAGCTGTTACTATTAAAGCAGTTCCAGTTACAGCAGACTATATATTTGATTCAACTCATGAGCACCTAGACGACTTAGGATCTAATACTATAAACCCAGCAGTAACTCTATCAGGTTCAAAATGGTATGGATTAAATGGTGAATTCAAGTACTCACCTAATAAGATTAAGTTCCTAACAGTAACGGGTGACGTAGCAGCCTTTGTTTTATATAGAGATACTGGAGACGCAGCTACAAGTGAACTAATCTCATACCATAGAGAAGACTTCAAAGGATTAACTAAAGGACTAGCAGCAGAAACCCTTGACTGGACAATAAACACAGGGGGTTTCTTTGATAAAGAACCAGAAAATGTCTATGTGGGACGAGTAACATCTTACATAGATCGTATAGCTAAAAGCAATATAAGGATATAATAATGCAAGATGAAACACTAGTAGAAGACGCAGCACCAACAGTTCTTGAGACAATGGTATTAAGTGCACCAGGTGGTGTAGTAGCTGCTGATGTCTTAAGTAAGTTTGAGCAGAGTAAGATTAACCGTAAACAGGCTGAAGCCAGATGGTTAAGATCCTACCAGAACTTCCGTGGAAGATACGGAGATGATGTTGAGTTTACTGATACAGAAGTATCTCGTGTATTCATTAAGGTTACAAAGACTAAAACTCTTGCAGCTTATGGCCAACTGTTAGATGTACTACTAGGTGGACCTATGTTTCCCATATCCGTGGGGGCCACAGAGAAACCCATAGGGACGCTAAAGGCTATCCACATAGACCCTGCTAGCCAAAAGGGTGCTTCAAGCCCTGAGGATTCACCTGAGGAACTTGTAGACCCTATTGGTTTCCCAGGAGATGGTAACGATGTACTTCCTAATGATTCAATCTTGGAACGTATGAAGAGGATCGCTGCTAAAGCTTTATCAATTAGTGATGATGTAGACTTAGTTGTTGAAGAAGGAGGAGCTGACAAACCAGGTCAGATATCAATGAACCCTTCTAAGATTGCTGCTGAGGGTATGACTAAGAAGATACAAGATCAATTGACGGAGTCTCGTATGCCTCGTGAGTTCCGTAAGTTCCTATTTGAAATGTGTATGTTGGGATCAGGCTGTCTTAAAGGCCCCTTCCATACTGAGAAAGAATACCCTCGTTGGGACGAAGAAGGTAACTACGACCCTGTGTCAATACCTATGCCAGTTAGTAAGTTTGCTTCTATCTGGTCTATTTACAACGATACAGATGCTTCCAGTGTGGAAGATAGTGAGTGGCTTATTGAACGCCATAAACTTGGAAGATCTGAGTTGAGAGCTTATAAGAAACAGAAGTTCTTCCTTGCAGATGCCATTGATATGGCTCTGGAACTAGGACCTAACTACTCTGATGAAGAGTGGGAGACAACCCTTAAGGAAGGTAATGATACAATTACCACTAACAAGTTTGAAATGTTAGAGTACTGGGGAGTAATGCCAGTTAGTAAGCTGGAAGATCTTCCTGGTCTTAAACTTCCAAAGGGCTTGAAAGGTGATGATGAAGTTAATGTCTGTGTCTATCTCTGTAATGGTATCCTTATTCGTCTTGTAGTTAATCCTTTTAAACCTGCCAGAATACCTTACTACGTCTGTCCTTATGAAGAAGATCCTTATAACTTCTTCGGAGTAGGTCTACCTGAGAACATGGAAGATAGTCAAACTCTGATGAATGGCTTTGCCAGAATGTCTGTGGATAACGCAGTACTCGCAGGTAACCTTATGTTGGAAGTAGACAGTGATAACCTCAGCTCTGATACTACTATGGATATGTATCCTGGTAAGATCTGGAAGCGTGAGGGCGGTCAACCTGGACGTACTATTAACGCTATTCAGTTCCCAAGTACTGCTCAACCTAACATGATGATGTATGATAAGTTTAGAGCCTTAGCTGATGAGGGTACTGGTATCAGTTCTTTCTCCCATGGGCAGACTGGAGTATCTGGAGTAGGGCGTACTGCTGCTGGTATCTCAATGTTAATGGGTGCTGCTTCAGGGGCCATCAAGACTGTCATTAAGAACATAGATGACTATGTACTGGAACCTATGGGTAAGGCTTACTTTGCCTGGAACAATCAGTTTGATTTCGACCCTGCTCTACTAGGGGATCTTGAAGTTAAACCACAGGGTGTATCATCTTTGATGGCTAAGGAAGTTAGATCTCAACGTATGTTACAACTTATACAGGTTGCTGGTGGTGATCAGGAGATGTCAATGAGGTTGAATAAAGAATACCTTACTAAGGAACTTGCTAAGTCCCTAGAGCTTGACCCTGATCTTGCTACACTATCTGAAGAAGAGTATCAGGTTAAGGTAGCTCTTGGTATCTACGCTCCTCAGGAACAACAACAAGCTCCTACACCCCCAGGAATGGAAGGAGACATAGGTCCTCAAGCACCTGCTATGCCTGGTGAGCAAGGCTTCTCGGCCAATGGACAGGGCCCAGCCCCTGAAGAGCCACCTGTAATGCCACCACAGGGAGGACCAATACAGTGATTAAGGTAGAGGAAGAACAACTACTTAAGACTGTTGGAAGAGATCCAATGATTAAGTTTGAGACCTACTTAAAACTTAAGGTGACCAACAAAGTTATGAAGCTTGAAGGTATAACTCTGGACATCTTTGATAAGAAGCAGGGGGAGATAAGAGCTTTGAGAGAAGTCTTATCTGACCTTGATTTTATTATCAGAGGAGAAAAAGAAAAGAAAAGTAAAAAAAGGTCTTGACAAGCCTGAACTTATAAGTATAACTAAGCCTTAGTAGTATCCCTTGAGGTACTCTACAATCATCGGCCCCTAAGACAGGCTTCCCGAAAGGATAACAAAATGTCAGACGAAAGAAAAGAAGATAAACAATTAAGTAAAGATGAAGCAGAACTTGCAGAGTTGGTAAAGGCTCGTGCAGATAAAGAGAAGGGTGAAGCTCCAGACCCTGAACTTAAAGAAGCAGAAGAGATCATGGCTGATCCAGATGCATCTAAAGAAGATAAGAACTGGGCTAAGAGATACAGCGATACTAAGAGTGCATGGTACAAAGAACGTAACTCTAAAGATGAAGAACTGAAGAAGTTACGGGAGGCCCTAGAAGCACAAAAGGCTAAGAGCCCTGAGAGTATCCCTACTAATAAAGAAGACCTTGCAGAATGGCAGAAGCAATACCCTGAAGTGGCAGGAGCTATCAAAGCCATCGCAACAGATATCGCAAAAGGAATGCAAGGAGACCTTGAAGAACAGGTTTCAACCCTTGCGAAGAAAGATCAAAAGTCTACAGCTGCTCTCTCTAAAGAGAAAGTGGTACAGAGACACCCAGACTTCGATGCACTCAATGCAAGTAAGGAATTCCATGAGTGGGTAGAAGAACAAGACACCTGGGTCGGTGATGTCCTTTATAAGGGACTAAACCCCAAGAGTATTATCCAAGCCATCAACCTCTACAAAATGGAGAACAATCTCCTAGAGAGTGGTGAAGATAATAGACAGTCTGATAGAAAGACTGCTAAACAAGACGAAGCTGCTGCTGCCTCTCTGGTAACAAAGGCTAAAGTCGAAACCCCTCCGATTCCAAAAGGTAAACTTTTAGAGTCTGAGGTACTTAACTGGACTGACGAAGAGTGGGCAGAGAATAAGCCCCTGTACGATAAGGCTAGACGTACTGGGAATCTTATACTCAATGTAACTAACGCTGCTTAGGGACACACTCTTCACTTAACCATCCTCCTTACGAAGGCCCTCTTTTTAGCCAAAGAGAATTCCCTGAAGTTAGAGACGTTAAGGTGAATGAAGTCCCCTACATAAATCATAATGCTAACATAAGGAAATAACTATGGCATTTACATCCGCTGCAGGGTATGGCAATTTACCTAATGGTAACTGGTCCCCTCAAATCTATGCGAAGATGGTACAAATTGCATTCCGCAAAGAGTCTATCTGTCGTGACATCACCAACTCTGATTACACTGGTGAAATCTCTGAATTTGGTGACACTGTTAAGATCATCAAAGAACCTAACATCGAAGTTTCAGCTTACGTACGTGGACAAACTGTTCGTGCACAAGACTTAGACGATGATGAAATCATCCTTATTATTGACAAGGCTAACAAGTTTGCTTTCCGTGTTAATGATATTGAGAAGAAACAGTCTCACATTAACTGGGAACAACAAGCTACTGATCAAGCAGCCTACCGTATGCGTGATGCATATGATAGTGAAATCTTGAGCTACATGGCTGGTTACCTTGGTACTGATGATGGCGAACTAGATCTTGCTGCCCACAAACTTGGTGCATCAGGTGGTCCAATCGAAGTTACTACTGGTGGAACTCCAAGTTCTACTCTGTTCACTCCGCTAGGTCTGATCAATCGCTTTGAGCGTCTGCTATCACAGCAAAACGTTCCTGACGAAGGTCGTTGGTTTGCAGCTGATCCTGTATTCTTTGAAAAGCTTGGTGACGAGGACAGTAAATTTATCAATAACGATTATTCTGATAAGGGCGTTCTTACTAATGGACGTGTTCATATCGGCAAGATTCGTGGCTTTGATATGTACCGTACTAACAACCTACCTACAGTCGGCAACGGTCCTGCTGGTAATGCTACTTCTGATCATGGCGTTGTCATGGCTGGTCATAGTTCTGCTTGTGCTACCGCTGAACAGTTAAACACTGTTGAAACACTACGGGATGGCGATGACTTTGCTGACCTAACTCGTGGTCTTCATTTATATGGTCGCAAGGTTCTTCGTTCTGAAGCTCTTGTCGGTGCATATTATCACTCAGCTTAGTAGGAAAGGAAATATACTATGGCTAATATCGATCTAAAACAAGGCGGTGCAACTGCTGGTCTTGGTATGTCAGCAACGGCAACACCAGGTATCGTATCTGTTAGAGTAACAGGTGCACAAGCTGCTGCTGCTAAGGGTTCTGCCCTTGCTGCCGCTGACATCATATATGTAGCGGATATTCCTGCTCACACAATGGTTAGAGGAGTAACACTTGCAGTGAGAACTGCTGAGACTGGTACAACTCTTACTTTTGATCTTGGAGATGCTGGTTCTGCTGATGAGTTCGTAGATGGTGCCGATGGTACTACTGCAGCTTATTATGTTCAAGGAACTAACGGTCTCTTTGATGTTACAAAACTATATGCTGCTGCTGATGTTATTGACCTAACAGTCAAAACACTTGGTAGTGCAAACGATGACTGGGAAGTTGAGATTCTCTTTGAGATGGCTGACTATACTGGTAATCCACGGGCTAAGTCTGCTAAAGACGTAGCTTAATACCACTAAGGTTTTGGAGGTTGTACCTTAAACAACCTCACCTCATTTTATAAAGGAGCCTTCAATGGGAACTACTTTCCTGGAATTAACTAACAGGGTAATTAGAAAGCTGAATCAGGTAGAACTGACTTCGGCTAATTTTAGTTCTGCCACAGGTTTCCAAGCATTAGCTAAAGATCTAGTTCAAGAAGCCATTGATGACATCAATCAAGCTGTATCTCGTTGGCCCTTTAACCATGCAACTGCTACGATTACAGCTGTTGCCGATACTCAAACTTATGCTCTACCATCTGACTATAAGATTGTAGACTGGAATACCTTCTACTTGGCAGAGGATTCTTCTCTAGAAGTATCAGCTAAACCTCTAGGTATTGTAGCATACTTGGAATGGCATAATAGACTTAGAGCTAATGATCAACTGGCTACAGCTGGATCTATTAATCTTCCTGCACAGGTCTATCGTACCAGGGATGAGAAGGTTGGTATCACTCCTATTCCTGATAGGGCCTATACAATTACTTATGAGTACTGGAAAACCCCTACTCCTCTAGCTGCTCATGGTTCTACAACTTTAATACCTAGTGAGTATGACAGAGTTATTGTCGCCTTTGCAATGCAGGGTGCCTATGACTTCAGAGAAAACTATGAGATGTCTACTAAAGAATATGATAAGTATAAGAAGGGCCTCAAGGATATGAAGAAGACACTAGTCCCACAAGATCTTAATTACGCTTACGACACTAGAACTCAGAAGGTAAAACGATCTACTAGAAATTCATGGTCTAAGTAATGGCGAGTCTAAACTCAAATAGATGGGAAACCTTTTCAGTCATTCCTGAGGGTGGGATGATGGAGAACTTATCTCCTCTCGTTCAAGGGCAAACACTTCCTGGTTCACTCCTGGAAGCACGTAACTTTGAACCCTCACCCATCGGTGGTTACCGTAGACTTAAAGGTTATGAGAAGTTTGATACTGCTGCTGTCCCTGGAACAGGTAAAGTTGACGCAGTCTTTATGTTCCAAAATAAATGTCTTGCCCTACGTACTAAGAAGTGGTATGTCAGTACTGGATCTGGCTGGGGCTCAGCCCTTCTAACTATGACAAACTCACCAGTGAGTGTCCAAGCTACAAGGTATAACTGGAGTGGAACCGATAACATTATTATTGTGGATGGGGCTAATGCTCCTATACACTATGACGGGTCCACGCTAACGCTGATGGTCTCAGGCCAGGCAGTTAATGGGACAACTATTAACTCTAGTACTGCTGCCAATATTCTTAATTCTACTGCAGTTCAAGAGTTCCATAAACATATGTTCTACTCAGTTGATGAGTCTATAAAATTCTCCGCACCTAACAATGAAGGTCTGGTAGATGGTAACAGTGGTAGTGGAGAGATTAAGACAGGCAGTGAGAAGACTGGTATGGCTCCCTGGAGGGAACAACTGTTCCTCTTCGGTTATGATCGTATCGGTACTATAGCTGGTCAAAGTAGTACAGACTTCCAGTATCAAAATGTAACACACAAGGTTGGTACAATTGACCCAAGGACTATCAAGGAGATGGATGGGGATCTCTACTATCTTTCCTTTGACGGTGTCAGAACAGTTGCAGGTACAATTAAGAATGCTGATTATGAACTTGGAAATGTCACACGTAGTATCCCAAATACAGTAGAAAGTTTAGGATTTAGAAATGCTAGTAAAGACGTACATGCTGTTACACTGAGAGACAAATCACAGTATAGACTATTTGTAGGTGATTCAACTAATGAGGACTCTGAAGGAGAAGGACTCCTTGGTGGAATAAGGTTGAATAGTCAGGGTGTAAATAGTCTAGAATGGTTTAAACTAAGAGGAATTAATTCTTCTTGTTCAGACAGTTCACAATATACTGTTACAGAATACGTTATACATGGTGGCTATGATGGTTATGTATATAGGCAGGAAAAGAGTACAGGATTTAATGGAGCAGAGATAGATGCATTCTTACGGTTCCCCTACTGGACTATTTCAGACCCTGAAGTACAGAAGACTTTATACACAGGTAAGTTTCATTTAAGTGCAGCTAGTGCCATTGATCCTGTTGTGGGATACAACTTTGAATACAACACTAGCGGTATTATACAACCACCTACTCAGTCTTTAGGTACAGGTGAGGGAGGGTTCTTCTACTATGGAGATCCTGGAGCAGTCTATGATACTGCTACCTTTGGAGCAGACTTTCCTGTTAATGCAGACTTAACCCTTGTAGGTTCAGGAAATAACGTGTCATTCTATTTCAGTAGTGATGACATAAAGGCAGAATGGACTGTCCAATCTATTACAATCGAATACAGCACAGACGGAAGAAGAGGATAACACAATGGCTACAGGTTACACAAGGCAGTCCTCATCGGACATCGCAACAGGTAATACAATTGAAGCTGCACACTTAAATGATGAATATAATAAAATACAGGATGCTTTTCATGCAACATCAGGACACACCCACGATGGTACTACAGGCGGTGGTACTAAAATACCTATGGCTTCTGGGGTATCTGGTATCCTTCCTATCGCCAATGGCGGTACTGCAGCTTCTAGTGCCTCTGCTGCAAGGACTGCTCTAGGGGTTGCCATTGGAAGTAACGTACAGGCATACACTTCTGTATTGGCTGGTACTACCGCTTCATTCCTCACAGCACAAAACACAAAGGTTAACTTTCTTACTGTAACTCAGTCTGTTAATTTAGATACTATGGAAAGTAACATAGCTACTAACAATGCTAAGACAGGTATTACTTCTAGTCAGACTTCAGCCATTACTGCTAACACAGCTAAAACAGGTATTACATCAAGTCAAACTTCAGCGATTACAGCTAATACATCTAAGACAGGTATTACTTCTAGTCAGGCTTCTGCCATTACAGCTAATACATCTAAGACAGGTATTACTTCTAGTCAGGCTTCAGCTATTGTGGCCAATACATCTAAGAATACCAACGTAGTTCAAACTACTGTATCAGGAAATGCAGGTACAGCAACTACTCTGGCAACAGCTAGAAATATAGCTGGCGTTTCATTCAATGGATCTGCTAGTATATCTTTAAATAATAATGCTATTACTAACGGTGCTGGTTACCTTACCTCAGTTAACAATGGTAACTGGAGTGGTACTGATCTTGCAGTTACCAACGGTGGTACAGGAGCCAGTGATGCTGGAGCTGCTCGTACTGCTCTAGGGGTTGGCTCAATGGGTACTGATGCTAAAACTGTAAGTACATCTGCTGCTAGTGGAACTCCTGCTGACGGTGACGTATGGTTTAGGTATACTGCGTAATG